TGGTGCTTTTTCTTTCCAATATTGTATTTCTTCAATTAATTCTTGCATTGCTGTTTTCATAGGTTATTTGTTTTTATACGTGTGAGGCATCGAAGACTAATTCTTCTAATCCTTGTTTTTGTCTATAATCGTTTATTGCAGATTTGATAGCATCTTCTGCCAATACTGAACAATGTATTTTAACTGGTGGTAAATTTAGTTCTTCTACCAATTCCATATTGTCCATTTTAATTGCTTCATCCAATGTCATACCCTTCAACCATTCCGTTGCTAAAGAGGACGCTGCGATTGCACTTCCACAACCGAATGTTTTGAATTTTGCATCGGTTATGATATTGTCATTTACTTCTATTTGTAATCTCATTACATCACCACATTCTGGTGCACCTACTAATCCCGTACCTACATTGGATTTTGATTTGTCCAAAGTTCCTACATTTTTGGGGTTTTGGTAATGGTCAATTACCTTTTCTGAATATGCCATATTATTTTAATATGTTTTTGTTATAGACTCGTTACTATCTAATTCGTCTAAATGTTGTTTGTATAATTTTTTGAAATTATTGATAGAATTACCACTATTCATCCAATATTTTACTGCAGATGGGTTATTTATCCACAAATTCTTATTATTCCAATCAAATGCAGGGTCTGTATAATATGGTGCTGGTGAGGGTTCTATGGGTTCATTTTGAGGAATATTTTCTACTTTAACCCCAATTTGTTCTTCTAATGTTGGATATTTTCCATTATAATCCTTATTTTGAGGAATATTTTCCACTATATCAGAATTTTTTGCATTATCACCATAAACTTCATAATTTTTATAATTTTCTTCCATTAAATCATCTAAATTATCGTATAAACCCAATTTTTCATCATATTCCATCATTTCACCCAAAAGTCTGCTTTGTTTTTGTTTTTTAGTTTCAATTAAACCATTAAATGCGATAATTAACGCAACTGCTAACGGGTCAAATACAATTACAATCAAAAATATGAAGAATTTTACTACATTTTTTAATTCCATACCAAATGCATCCGCAACAAATCGAAATCCACCTACTTCTTTTTCTAAATCTAAGTTTGTCACTTTGATTTTATTGATTTCATCGTTGTTTTTAGCATTTTCGATTTGTAAATCACTAATTTTTTTGTTAATTTGTGATGTCTGCTTATCTTTACTATCAATTGAACGTAAAAGTCGGTTATTTACCTTACCTTTATCTAATATTGTGTTTTGTGTTGCCGATAGTTGCCCTAATTGAGTATTTAATTGAGTAATTTGTGCCTCATTCGTAGTTATCTTAGTAGAATACACTGCAATCTCTCTATCTACTTGTTGTAATTTTAAGTTCTGCTGTTGGAATGCGTTTGATAGGTAACCAAATATACCAGCAGATGTAATTAGCATCAATACAACCACTGCAGACACTAAATACCACTTATTAAATCCTTTTATCTCATTCCACTTTTGTTTAAGATAAGTTGCTGCTACTAATTTGGCAAATTCCAATGAACCTGCCATTACCATAACAGATACGGCTGCTCCACTAAATAGAACACCTAATCCAGTTATAGAAAAGAAAGCCGCACAACCAGCTATGATTAATGCGGATAACCCTACTAACCATTTTAACCAATTCATTATCCCTCTCTTTCTAAATCAATTAAATCATTAACTTTGCCTAACGCAAACAATAATTCATCAAACATTTTTACTGCATCTACGTTTGTGATTTGTTTACTGCCTTCTGCCGCTTGTTTTAAGAAGTTTGCTCTAATTTCAATTGCTTCTAAACTTTTTCTGATTTGTTCTTTGTATCTCATCTTTGTTTTTTATAAATATTTGTAAATAAAAAAAGGTAGTCTTTTATGACTACCTTTAAATATACGAAATATAACTGAACTATCCAACTTTAATGGATACTTTTTTTGGCTTCTTCTCCTCTAACTTAGGTAAAGAAATATTTAATATACCATCCTTAACTACTGCCAATGTAGCACTAAGGTCCCAATTAGTTCCAATGTTTAATGATTCATCTACCGGAAGTGCAATTGCATTCCAAATTTTATCATCACTTTCTTTTTCAATTGATTTAATTCGAATAAAGTTTTCTTCAATTGTAATGTCTAATGTTTCTTTTGTTTGTCCAGGAACTGCTAATCCAATTCTTAAGATATCATCCGTAACATCAACTACTACTTGCTTATGTTTTGCACTCGCCGGTCTTGTTTTTGGTGTTTCGAAAAAATCTTCGAATAATTTGTTGTAATCGATTAAATACATAATTTTAATTTTTTTTGTTAATAATACTCTATATAATTCAAATACTATACCATATAGTATAATCTGACAATTTGTTAGAATTTACCAACATTAAATGAAAATTTGTCATCTTTTACTGACTGTCTTTCAATTACGGTACTCATATGGTCTGCCCAATGCATAATGTACTGAATATTTGATTTTAGATATTTTGATGTATCATATACTTTATAATACTTCTCATTATCTTCATCATATAGACCATCGGTTAGTTTTATACCAAAGTATTCATTTTCATTTATTGTAATACCATATTGGGATAATGTAAATAATGTTCTATCGGTTATTGCCATAAAAGAATTTTTTTCATTTCTTTTATATAATTCACCTCTATTTTCAATATGCCATTTAGAATCGTTTGGTGCATAATGTAATTCTTCTTTAGTACCCAATTTTCCTAAATCATGATGCAAAGCAACAAAGATTAATTCTTCTTCTGTAAAATCACAAATCCCACCCGCTTCTTCAAATGTTTTTTTCATTTTCAACGCGTTCTTACATACATTAAAGATATGGTCAATATATCCACCTTCATACGCATTGTGATAGTTTTTATTACCACTCGCAGGAGATACCATCAAATTACCACCTAATTCATCATCCGAATACATAAACAAAAGTTTTTCTAATCTTTCGCCTGTAAAATATTTGTTAATGATGGCTAGAAACTTATCATAGTTCTGCTTTAATTCTGCTTCTGTCTTTTTCATTTTGTTAAATTTTCTTTAGTTAATATTTTATATAATAGTTCAATTTCTTCTTCGGTTTCTAACATTGGTAAGTTATCAAAAAGGGTTACCAAATACTCACCCTCATTTAAATCCATATTTTTCCACTCATCACTTGCTATTGATATCAATGTAGGTCTATCACTAACATCATCATCTTCTAATGGTAAAGGTAATATCCAATAATAGAAATCGGACTCACCATCATTTTCTTCTATCTTAATTGCTCCCCATTTTTTAAACGAATGGTCAGTAATTGGTGTTTGTGGCATTGTTATCATAACTCAAATATACAACTTTTTTCTCTAATCACAAATAATTCTGATATATTTTTGTATTGAATCTATCTTAGTATCTGAAAATAATTTTGATTTTGGTATTTGTAATGTATAAATTGCTTTGCCTATAATTGTAATTGTATCACCTTTCATTTTATATATTGGTGCATCCATAGTATTTATTTCACCGGAAAAATATCCTAATTGTGATGTACTATTTACAATAGGAATTATTTGGTCTTGCTGTGAAACTAAAGAAGGTAGTTGTGATATTTGTAATTGACCTGTATATGGATTAAAATACGTTTTAACCACTCTACCAATCGTATCACCGGCTTTTAATATCCAATAGTGAGAACTACTCCATTCTATTATACCCGTAACAGGAGAAGGTATTACATTCGGTTTACCATCTACTAAAAATTTACCTGTAATTCTGCTTAGTGTTTGATTGGTTACGTTTGATAATGTTAAATGATAAAATCCATTATTATCTTTTAGTAAGGATTGTTTACCATTTGAACTTAATGCCGAATCAATTGTAAATGTAATTGTGTGTTGTAGTGGAATAGATGTAGCAATATCTTTATTACACGAACATAGTAAAACTATGCCAATTAAGGATAAAATTTTCATATCTTAGGGTTTAATGTTTATACTTAAAGATATGAAATTATTAGGACTTTACCAACTATTTTAAGGTATTTGTTATAACTTATTGATTATCAATTAGTTATATTAATCTATTTGTTTTTATTTTTATATGCTTGTTTTCTAAAAACCATAATAAAGAATATCGTTCTCCTTCTAAAACTGGTGTTATTTTATGGTCAATTCTTACATCAAATAAATATGTATTTCCAATAACTTTATCTAATATAATTTCATTTGGATTATATAATTTAAAATCACCACCTTCAAAATTATCATTCAATAAAACACCAATAGCATATAACCTATTATCTCTAATATCATTGTGTTTTTCAAACCAATTTCCTTTTTCAAATTTGTGCAAATGGATTTGTTCTTTTATTTTAATAATTTTTAAATTTGTTTCTACTTCAAAAAAATTTTTAAGTTTATCAAATATCCATTTTGTATTTTCATTATAATTTATTTGATGTGATTTATATTTTCTATCTTTCAAATCCCAATTTGTTATATTGGTATCATTATCCCATAATATTGAATTACATTCTGCACTATCAAATAATACTTTTTGATTTATCATATAATGTGATTTGTATTTTTAATAATATCGGATTCAACTATAAAAAATATAAGTGTAATTCTTTCACCCATTTGAATTAAATCAACCGAATGAGGTATGTTAGAATCAAATATATAAACCTTTCCTAAATTAAAATCAATATTAATTACACTATCATCAATATACATTTTTAAATCCCCCCCAATTAAATTTTCCGATTTGTGAAGCATTATACCAATGGTATATAATCTTTTATCTCCATTATAAATGTGGTCATCGTGTTTTATAAAATAATCACCTTTAGTATATTTTCTATATCCTGCAGTTAAATTATTATTATTATTTATTTTATATAAAATATCATCTAAAGAATTTGCCCAATTTATTACTCTATCTTTAATCCAACTATTACTATTATTCCATTCTATTTTAAATGATTTCATTACACCACCTTTATCCGTTAGTTTACTTTCTAATCTTACACTTATAATATTATCATGCCATTCTTCAATATTTTCTAAAATAGATTGACATTCTTCTTTATTAAATAATATTTTTTCTTGTAAAATCATGTTCTAAAGTGTGTGTATCTTTTCTATATTTTTTAGTATATTCAATCATATTTAAATGTTGTGGGGTTTCAATATTTAAATAATCAATTACCTTATTTACATCAGTTTTATTTATATAAATATTTTCATATGTTATATGAAGTCCGTTAATTGTTTTTAATTTATTTTTAAGATAATCATATAAATATTTTTGTTCAATTATTTGATTTTTATTTTGATTAATCCATTCTGGTGTAATATCATATTTATCATGCCAAATATTATTAACATTTGCAATAATAAAACTTATTGATGTGTCTATACTATTTTCTCTACTTAAACAAATAATTTTATCAAACTTGTTTATATCATTTGTTGTAGGTAAATATTCCTCTATTACAATTTTTCTAATTATGTTATTTTTATTAAATACAGAATTAAATGATTTTATATCATATGGAGTTTCATCTAATTCAATATTTAATTCATTTGATAACCATTTACATAGTGTGGTAGAGCCACATCTTGTATGTGATATAATTAAAATTTTCATTAAATAGAAATTAATTGATTTTCTATTATATAATTTTTAACAATTTCTGCTAATTTTTTTGCACCATTATAATTTAAATGATTTGTTTTATCTCTAACATATCCACTGCTATAATACATACCTGAACCTGAATTGTGTATGGTGTGGCCTTCCTCTATATGTAATATACAAAAATTATTTGTTATTGAATTATTCATTTTTTCTAAAATATTTCCTTTTCCAAAATAATTTTTAGGATTAATTAATTCCAACCAACCCGTTCTATTTTTTAATACTTCATTATTTAGTTCTCCCATGCTTAAAAATAAATGAGGTATATTTTTTGAATTTAATAAATTGTGTAATATAGCAGTATACATAATAACATCATCAGTTGCTTCTGGTTCAAATTTGCAATGTATATTTTTAGAAGAATTTCCTACTATTTGTTGATATCCAAACATAGAATTTAATATGTTAAAATTTGATTCTTTTTCTAAAATTTTAGAATTTATATCATTAAATTCAATTTCATTCATAACCTTATGATGTCTCCATGAATGTGTCCATCCTATTATTACAAAATCAAAATTAGATTTCATTAATGAAAAAAAAGCAGTTTTAAATATTTCGGCATTAGATGAACCTTCTCTACAATTATTTACATTTATTAAATCATTACCAAATTGATTTGATAATTCACTTTCTACAAAAATATCTGGGCTTTTTAAAAAAGAACATCCTCCTTGATAAACTTTCATTATATTAATGTTTTAGTTGTAGTATCAATAAATTCATATAAATTATGGAATAAGTTAGTATTTTTCCAAATTTTATTAAACTCTTTTTTAAATAACTCATGTTCAGGATGATTAATATCCCAAACTTGTTTTAATTTAAATTCACCTTCTGAAAATGTGCCCCAGTTTGTAATTTTACCAAAGAATACATTTACCTTTTTACCAAATATTGAATACATTAAATTATAAAATGTTTTCATTTCCATATAATTAGAATCTTGTACAACAAAAGAAGTTTTGACGGAGATTGGTAATGTACTTATAAATTTTAAATTACTCATTAAATTATCCCAATTACCACCTAATCTTGTTTTATTTTCATATGTATCTTTTGTTCCTGCATCAATACTAATTTCACAACTATGTACAAATTTGTGAATATTTGGCATTGAGTTCCACATTTCTTTATTCCACATTGATGCGTTTGTGTGTAAGTGGATAGATTTTAAATTTGGATATTTTTCTGGATTAAAATTTCTTAAATAATTTCTAAATCCAACCGAAACAAATGGGTCACCAGAACCAGTTATGTATAAAGTTTTTACATATTTTGAATAGTATTTATCAATATCTTCAATTGTTTTTTCAACACGTTTTATACCTTCACTATTTTCAACAATTAAGTCTACTCTACAAGATGGGCATTTATAGTTACAAGTTCTATCAAAATTCATAACTAAATAATCAGGAGTATTACTTTTTATAATTGGACTAAAATGTGATGCATCCTCTTTTAAAACAACAGGACCAGATGTTGTGCCATAATTAACTAATTTACTTAAATATGGGCAAAGTTCTTTATCACAATATTTAAATGAACCATCTAATATTGTATTTCTAATATCAACTATTGGTTCACTATTCCACATATCTTTTAGTGGTATTTCTGACAATTCTATTTTATTTGGTAACCAAGAGGGACAACATACAAAACAAACGTTATTATGTATTTCTAATGAATTGAATGGAACACTACAAAAATAATTTTTTAAGTTTACTTTATTTTTCATAGCTTATTAAAACAAACTTTTTTCTTTTTTTTGAGAATGTTTTACCCATGTAACAAGCACTTCTCTATTCCCAGTTTTAATTGGTCTAACACTATGTGGCATATCTGCATCAAATTCTATCATTATTCCTATGGTCAATGGTATATAATCTTTTCTTAAATAAAATTCACCACCAGTATAATCATCGTTTAATATAAGTACATATGTTCTTATTGATGAACCAGTGTCTACATGTTCTTTCGCTTCTTCTCCAATTTTGTAATTTATATAATGTATGTTAGAAATATACTCCAGTTTTTCGTTTAATCTTATATATTTTTTAACAAGATTTACCAATTCTTTATTACTGGTATCACAAAAAAATGTTTCGCTTTTAACTAATTTTGTGTTATATTCGTTTTTATCGGTTCTTAAATTATATGGATTTTCTTCTAAATCACCATTATTTTCTTTACCATTTCTGTAAACTCTTTTTATTTCTTCTATATCTTCTTTATTGACCTTGATAATGTTATATAGTTCCATAATACTAAATTAAATTATTCTTTTTTTCAAATATTTTTTCAAAATTATTCCAAACAAATTCTTTTAATTCATCATTTATTATAATTTTATTAGGTCTTTTTGTTGATACGTTTTTGTTTTCTATTATCAATTTTTCACCAAATTTATTTTCAATAAAATCCACAAATTTATCCATATCTTTGATATCAAACTCATATGTGCATTTTAAATTATCTTTATAATATTTTTGAGAAATTAAAATACAAACTATACTTGCAATTTCAATCGGTATATTTGATAAGTTTTCTTCTTTATTTTCAATTAACATTGCAAAACATTTTAAATATGCTTCATCATATGCCTGATGTAGGTGATTACAAAATTCCGAATTGAATGTTTTATAAATAAATTCATTATCAATATCTTCCCATTTACATATTGGATTAAATCCCGAATGATACTCAATAACATCCCAAACCCAATTTAATGCACTTAACCATCTACTAAACCAATCTCTTGTTATACAAATACTTTCTTTTTTACCAAATACATTATAACACATATTTAATGGGACGTGATAGTGTAAGTCTATACCAACTGGGGTATGTTTTTCTAATTTTAATTTAGAATTTTTTAATGCATTTTCTATTGACATACTTGCACATTTTGGTACTGATACCCAAATGAGTTCATCGTTTATTAAGCAAGACATTTTTTATAATAACGTTTTATTAGCTTTGAAATTTTTAAGCCATTCATCTTCTACATCATTCCATTTATTTAATGGACAAGAACCAGATTTATCTTTGTATGTATTTTCTGTATATACTTTTGCTTTTAATGGGCAACCACATTCACCACAAATAAATGACCATTTTTTATCTTTAAATGTTTCTTTTTTTGATGGACATGCTAAACAAATATCAAATCTTTTATCTGCTAACATTTTTTGTTGTGGAGTGTGTCTTACACTATTATACCATGCATTTGCTATTTCTTTAAAATCTAATTTCATATTATAATAAAGTTTTTTTTATTTTTGTATTTTTATTTTCAAAAAAACAAACAAGACTATATCTTTCCCCTTCGGTAACCGGTAAAACTCTATGTAATAATTTGTTTGTCATTATAAGTCCAGAATTTGTTTTTGGTATGTATATTATTTTATTGCCACTTTCATCAATATATTCCAATTCACCTCCTTTAAAATTCTCGTTTAAATAAATTACAATTGAAACTTCCGAAGCATCAAAATGAAAACTATCATTTTTATTTGATTCTGTATCAACATAATTTACCCAAACTGATTTGTTAGGGAGTAATAGATATTCGGTATTTAGCTTTTCAAATAATATTTGTTTTAAATTATCGGAAAATAATGATATTATACTTTCACTTATTAACATTCTATTATAAGAATTATTTTCATCCGGATAAACATTTTGTATGAAATTTTCATATTGTTTCTGCAGAATATCTAAATTCTTTTTATTTAAAATATTATCTATAATGTATAACATACTATAATAAAGTTTTTTTATGGTTGATTTTTTCTTTTAAACCTACCCAATTAACTAATGTATATCTATCACCATTTGTAATTGTAGTAACTCTATGTTCCATAGAAGATAAAAATATTATTAAATTTCCAGCTCCTTTTTCAATTTGTAATGTTTTATTATCCGTAGTTTTTATTTCTAAATCACCATTATCATAATCTTCGTTTAATTGTATTACTATTGAGCAATATCTTTTAAATTCTGTAATTTTATCTCCATATACATCTACATGCCAATTAAAGAAATCGCCCGTATGATATTCGGTAAATTGAAATTGACTATGTTCGTAATCTAAATCAAATCCTTTTACATCAATATTTTCTTTTAATAATTTAGTTATTTTTTCTAATAGAAATGGAAATTTTTTATAGTAAGGATAAAATACAATATTTGATTTTCTTACATTATTATCAATACCATCTACTTTATCATTGATGATTTCAGCTGCTGTTAATTCTAAATTATCAAATGAAAAATTTAAAATTTCATCACATTCTTTTTTACTTAGAAAATTGGGTATAAATGTATATGTAAACGGCATAACTTATTTTATAATAACGATTTTGTTTGTTTGGTATCTATAATAATTTGGTAATCAATTAATAAATGTATTCTATCAGTATTACCATCATTATTAACACTATGTACTTTATTTGCATTATCAATTTCCCATATTTCACCTTGTTTCATTTGTACAATTTCTTCACCAACAATAAAATTACATTTTTCATTTGTAATGATTGGTATATGTAATCTTTTTGTTTTAAAAAAATGTATATTTCCAGAATCAGTATGTGGTAATATATTTTTATTTTTTGGTAAATTGACTAATATTGCAACCTCTATTTTACCATTACCTATTAAATTAATTAAACTATTTTCTATTTCAATTAAACTATCTTTAAAAATTTCATACGCTTTCCAAGTTGTATTTTCTACAAAATTTTCTGACCAGATTAAAGGTATTGTTTTTGTATCAGATTGTCCGTATCTATTTAATTGTCTATAATTGTATTCATCCCAATTTAATTTTGTATTTAATATTAAATTATTGATATTAGATATATCTATTTGGCCATAATATTTAAAATTAAAATCCATTATAATAACGATTTTGTTTTTTTAGATACATAATTAATCGGAGACCAATGTAAAAAAAGTTGTACAACTCTTTCATTTTCATTACAAATCAATGTATCTCTCCAATGAATAGTTTTATCTGCATTGAATAGTATTATCGCATCACCCACATTGGTATTAAAACAATATTCTTTACCTTCTATTTCTGCACATAATGCCCATTCTTTATTAATTGTTGATTCTAAACATATAGACATTGTAACACTTATATCGGTCCTATCAATATGTTTGGATAAAAAGGATTCATTTCTATATTCTCTAACATATGTGTTTATATTTTGCAAACCTATTATTTCGTTTGGTGCAAATTTCAAAACATCATTTTTTAGATTTTCCATGTAATCATTAAAAATGAAAGCAGATGGCCTAAAACCAAATGAATTATTAGTATCTAACTTACTATCTGCGGAGTATGTTCTTGTTTTTTCAATATCAAATTGTTTTAATAAAAACTCACATTCCTGTTTAGAAACTAGATTTGGAACACAATAAATCATACATAACCTATTTAAATTATTATTAACTATTTGCAGTTAATATTAGATTACCAATTGTATTTAATGTTGTATTTAGTGTATTAATTTCACTATTTGTTATTAATTTTGCCATTATTATTTTAATTTATTTTTAGATACATGAGTGTTGATAACTGAAACAATATCTACCATCACAATATGGTTGTCCTTTTGGACAAGAGCCACATGTACCCGGACAGGGACACACATAAGCCGGACAAGATGGTGGTGGGTTGTGTTCTATTGATACATATGATTGATTTCCTGTTGATGTTGTTTTTGTAAGGAATACGTGTCTATATTCTACTTCAAACTGCCATCCAGAAAAAGTTCTTTTGTTTTGAACATTTGTAGTTACAATTTTTCTTACAAAATCTACATCTTCATTTGTAGTATCTAATAATAAAAGTACATCACCACTGACTAAGTCAGCAATACTAGCAAATTGTATAACACCTTCTCTATCAATTAGATAATATGAGTTTGATGTATCTTCCCATGTACTCTCATCACTAAAAGTAATTTCATTAATAAAAGTTAATTTATTAATTCTTTTTTTATTGAAAATTTTATTTGTAGAATATGTTGAACCAGTAGCTAATGTTTCGTAATTTATACCAAAG